GCGTATACCTGCGTCGTCGCCGGATTGGCATGTCCGAGGAGACTCTGAACCGCCGTTATATCGGCCCCGGCGTTGAGGGTAAGGGTGGCCATCGTGTGCCGCAAAGTATGCGGATGAACCGGTTTATTTATACCAGCTCGTTTTGCGATTAGAGAGATTTCCCGCTGAATGCCCCGCTTTGATAGCCGCCTGTACGGGCGCCTCTCTGTAACAAAGAGCGCCGGGTTATCGTCGGTCCTGGCAGCAAAGTACCTGCGCAGGTGGTACATAGCCTTAAACGAGAAGAAAACTTCTCGCTCTTTGGAGCCCTTCCCGACCACTTTTGCCGACATTTCTTGCCAGTTTATATCCTTGCGGTTAAGTTGCTGGATCTCACTGAGCCGACCGCCCGTGCAGTAGAACACTTCGATGAGCGCGCGCTCCCTTGGCGTCTTACACGCCTCTCTGATCATCTCCAGCTCCTCGATAGTCAGCGCCTTGGGAAGCCTCTTTTCGGCCCTTGGCGGCCTGATTTTTCGCGTCGGATCACGAGGAATAATCTCTTCCTCCGTGAGCCACCCAAAAAAGCTCTTTAAAACCGACAATTTACGCGCCAGCGAGCTTAGTTTGAGATGCTCGAACTGACCTAAGAAACTTCGGATATCGGCTGTTCTGATTTCTGTGACCGGTTTCTGGATCGCCCCGGCGAATATTCTTAGCTCGATCTCGTACCCCGTAAGAGTTAGGGGGCTCAGTCCTTCCAACCTCTTGGCTGCCAGAAAAAGGGATACCTTTTCCTTGATGTCGGGATGGCCCACAGGGATCCTGGCCGGTTGAACCTCATACAAGGAAAGGATGCCAGCAATTTTCATTTTCAGTTGTAAAGGATCAATCTGCGGACAGAGCTCTAATACCTCATCCATCAGCTGAGTAAGTAAAAGCTCCCCAGCCGTGCGACCATCGGTAAACGCCACGGTATAATACCTCCCTGGGTTTAGGTATTACGCCCTGGGTAATGAAACGAGCAGGCAGCGCCCCAGGGTGCGCTTTCGGGCGGTTGATCAGGCCGCCCTAGCCTGCTCCACCTATACCTTACCGCGCCACTCGGGCGCAGGTCAATGGGAGCAAATTGCTACACATTTAAGTCCAAATGTTTACTTAGCCAGCAACTCCTCCAGCATCTCGATTATCACCTGTTGCTGGTCGTAGATGTCCTCCAGCGTCAGCCTGCCCTTCGCTTTCTTCTCGGCGAGGGCGGCGAGCTTGGCTTACAGCGTAATTCCTTCTTTCTCTAAGTGTTTAAAAATCCTGTCCCAGCCTGTTTTTACCGGGTCCGTCTGAAAAGCTGTCAAGTTTTTCTTTAAGTCATCTTCTGTTACTTCAACGGTCAGCTTTTCCACAATGTGCCCGGTGTTTGGGTCTTTTGCCAAGTCCTGTTCAAACACCTGGTAGCGAATCTTATCTTCCGGGTCAACAAACGCCCGCTCCTTCAGCTTCGGGAAGGCGAGCAGCCTGCCGCCGAGTGGCCGCTTGTAAGGTAACGACGGAGCAATCCGCTCCGGTTGCCAATGAGGCTTGGAAAGTTTGAAGCCGGAATAAGCATACCTGCCCGTTTGTGCAGCTGTTGAAGCATTGTAGAAATTGACAACACCCCAAGCGGCATTAGAGATAACGGCTTTAATACTGGCTCCAGGATAACCGGTATTGCCTTTAGCCAACGCCGCGCTTGCCGTTCCGTTGGCTAAAATCGGCGAAACTTCATTGCCTGAAGTACTGTTTGTTATGTCTCCGCCAAAGGTTATGAGCCACGTTTCGCCTGCTGGCGGCTGTATTGTAACGGCTGCACCTGCTGATGCGGCAAGCGATACAGAAGAAATAACAGGGGTAATAATCGCACTCCAGAAGGGAAACTTGGTCAGGTTTACTGTTTTGCTGCGCAGTTCCGTCCAGTTTGGGTCCGGAAAAATCGTCACACCCATCTAACTCACCACCACTCCCGAAATAGTCACCGTTATCGCCCCCAGCGTTCCTTGGACGGCGCTCAGGAAGTCGCCAGCTTCCATCACTTGACTCATATCTATCGCCGCCACCGAGTTCGCCGCCACGCTAACGGTGGGCACTATTCTGTTAGCCGCACCCGCCGTGCCACCCGAAGGAACAAGAGAGATACTCACCGTTGCGGCTGCGGCAGCGGTGTTGGCGAGGAGAACCTGTTTCAAGATTACTTTGGTTCCAGCGGGCACAGCCGAAGCGTTGAAGGGCCGTAGGGTCAAAGCGGCTTCGGTCGTCCCGGGCTGGCCCTGGTAAAGCATCGCTGGCGTGTAGGCCATACTACATCACCCCCATCCAAATTAAGCAATCACGGTCGTTGACGCCGTGAGCCTGCGTTTTATCGGCCAAATGCGTAGCAAGGTCGGAATCCGTCGTGTATTGCGGGTGTGGGTCCGAGGCGGCTACGTGCGCGGCCAGATCGGCGGCGGCTTCGTCGTACTGGGTCTGGATGTGGTTCAGCCGGTCTGCCGAAATGCCGGGCGGCCCTTGGTTAATGAAGGTAATCTTTTCGTAAGGCATTAACTCAGCCTCCCTAAGCGGTCTTCGCGTATGATTTTCAGACTCCCGATGCTGGTTTTCTCGATGTCAACAACGGTACGGGCCACCAGGATCCCGGTATTCAACTCGGACGTGGCGGTGGCCCCGGCGAAAATTCCGATCTCGCGGATCCGGAAGTTCGCCTCGGTGTCCAGAAAGATAACCACGGATTCCAGGACCGGCAGCGAGGGGTTAAACGCTCCGATCGCCTTCCGAACCTGTTCGGCGCCGAGCCGCGTGTCCGTGTACGCTGCCGGTGTCGAATCGGCGCCAAGGGCAATATACTTAAAGCCCGGGGCGGCCGCGCCTCGCAAGAGATCTAGGTACCATTGCAGGCCGGCGTCGGTGATCTTATTGAAGACTTCCCACCGTCGGCCGGCAAATTCGATCCGCCACTTGCCGAGCCAGGTCAGTGGGTCGCCAAAGTCGCCAAAATAGCGATCTGATTTACGAAGAACAGGGCTTGTTAAACGTCTTAAAGCCGCAAGTAAACCCAAAGTACCACCTTCTTTCAAAGCCCCTTATAAGCCTCCTCAGCGCGCGCTAACACGGATACAGGTCTTCCGCCGGGTAGAGATCCTCAGCCGGCAGGGGGCAGAGGAAAAAGTTCAAGTTAAGCCTGCTTTCCTCCCAGGTCATAATATCGTCGCCGGCGCCCGTGATGTCTTTGGCCGGCGCTTCGAGGTCCAGGCTTGCCAGCTTAGTATGCGCCGGCTTCATCTTCCGAATCGTAGACACCACGTTGTCGCGTTGGTCACTGCTGAATATGGCTTCGGGTAGCGCCAGGTTAACTCGGAACTCCGCCCAGCGCAGCGGGTCCTCCGCACGCATTTCTTTAATCTCAGCGTTTTCGAAACCTAAGCGCCGAATAGCACTTTGCATCGCAGACGCAGTGCCCACCTGGCTCCACAAACTGTACGCCGCCAGCAACCGCAGCCGGTAATCGTCGTCTGACTCCCCGCGGAAGCGGGGCAAGCCGCGGTCGGCGCCGAGCTGATCCAGGACTTTTCCGCCGGTAGCCGAGGCCGTAAAAGATTGCTCCCGCAGCTTAAAAATGTTTTCCAAGGCGCTGTCGTAGTTTGGACCCAGCGCCTGGGTCAACTTGTCGGTATCGCTGCCTTCGCGCGGCGCGCGTTTGAAAATGCGGTGTAGCAGGTAATAAAAGTAATCGGCGAACGACATCAGCTCACCCTTTGCGTGGTGATGGTTACCAGACCTTTCACCGGTAGCTCACGTGGCAGTACTGTCACATCGGCCGCCGGCGCGGTCAGCGCAACGTTAACGACGTGCTCAATGGTCATTAGATTACCTATGATCGCGGCGCGAGGTACGCCAAATTCGGTGGATGCCTTGATGATGCCCGGGGTTTCTACGCCGTAATTGAACATCTGATCAATAATACCCGCAGCCTGAGCCTGTATCTCAGCCAGGTCGCCGTAAACCGGATGAACGTAAACAGTAGCAGTAATATCCACCGCGACGGGCGTCGGCGCCACCACCAGCACATCGGTGCAGAGCGGTTTGCGCTCGTTGATACGTGCCTGCACCTCGTCAATGAGCGCCTGGGAAGGAAGCCCCGCTGTGCCAGTTATAATTACGTCCACGGTGCCCTGACCGCGCGGCTGGTTATCGTCCACCTGGACAACAACGACACCGGGGACCTCCTGCGCCCACGCAATGTA